CTAGGTCCAGGGACCTATATTCCAAGGCTCACGAACGTAAGCTCGTGAGTTAAGTCGCACTCCAACGGATCCACGACCACTTATCAAGCTGGCCTTAGAATCCGGCGGAAGCCCGTCCTTGCTCCGGTAGAGTGCATAGGCGAGAAGTACGTTGGGGTTAGTTATGCCCCGCTCGCTCCACGCAACATCAACCAGAGTGCCGAAGAAGAACCCTTCTTGCCACTCCCGTGCGAAACGCACGAAAGGGGAGGAAAGAGCCTCATCAAAATCAACGATGAGGCCCCCATCTCCAGTCTCTATGGAAGGACCCCACAAACGCTCCGTAACTATTGGAGCGTGCAGGATCCCCCTGAGAGGCTTAGGAATCCGGCGTATAGTACGTAGCCAAGCAGGCCTAAAGCGCTCGTCGCGGCCGAAGCCACGATTAGAGCTAAAGCTAGCTCGGCTGATACCGTTAGCCAGATTGTAAAGGGTTTTGACATCGGTAGGAACTTCCTTACAGAAGTGTGGACGGACGTTCGTTCCATCAAAGAAGTCTGCGCCACACGACTCACGGAATTGGCCGACAGAGAAAGACTTCTGCCGGTTTACCCGGAAGCCGCAATAACTCAGCACCTCTTCCAGCAAGGCGACCGCCTCAACTGGACAAATGATGTCATCTCCGTACGCACGGGTATAAAAGTTACAGATCCCGAGCGTATCGCAACACGCTTGAGCCAGGGCATAGAATATCATGCTTTCCAACTCAAACGTGTAGCCATTGCCCATGCTACTGAATTTCTGGTAAGTTATTAGCTCACCATCAGGTAGCATGCCATGTCGAGACCGAACCCAATCAAGGGCAGTAAACCACCCTTGGGGCAGAAGGTCCCGAACAAGTCCGATTGCCAATGTATCACTGGCCATCGACAGGTCAATGGTAGCGAGATGGCCAAAGCGGCTCCCATCAAACGCCAAGTCCTAATTAGGACTCTGCGTGTTGAGGTCAAGGTGTGCCCATTTTTTCAGCATACCTCGAAGCAATGTGCCTAAGCCCAATTGGGCGAAGACATTCATGCGGGGCTCTACCCCGATCGATCTCTCGATTAAGGCGTTCTTTGGCACGAACACGACAGTGTTGCCGGGCTGGATATGCATCGTAATCTCCCCCTTGGTGCCATCTTCGGCATCTGTGGGAAGGTTCGCTGCAGCAAAAGCCCACACTGGATGGTCTAACACCATACTCAGTGCGCCATCCGCGAAGTCGGCGGTCGCCGACAGCGGGGATAGCTTGTGATACGACCCAACTCGATGGCCTTCAGTTTGGTCATCCGATCCAGGTCCAAAGCGGCAGCACTCCAACCAATCACGAGGGTTTGGACCCTCTCCAATCCATGTAGCAATTTTCCGTTGTGCCCGAAAAAGTACGGACTCAACGTCGGGTGTACTGCGGTGTTGTGCAGTAGCATCCGAAGCGTAACGGTTGGCAAAGCGGCGGTTGGTTGCGCGACACATCTCTTCTGCTTCAAAGAACTTCTTGATAGCAGACGCCGTCCTATCTTTCAACGGGACAGCGCTTAGAGGACACTTTTTCAGAAAACTCACAGCCTGGTAATCCAGCCGGAAGTCTTCGGAGCTTAGGTACTCTGACGCTTTAACTTCATGCTTCAAGACGGACAACAAATCTCCGTACTTAAGGCATAGCGCCAGGCCTAAGCTAGTGGGTGTGTCTAGCCGATACCACAGCTCATTGGCAACGTCGAACAACAAGGCTTCCGCCTCATTTGTTCTTAGTCGAAACCCCTTTACGAGGTCTCGAGTTTCTCGAACGACGGCTTTTAGCCGATTCGTCATCGGTCTTCCTCCGGAAAATGGTCAAAACCATACCAAGGAGTTCGATGGTCCGCCTAATTATGGCGGTAGATCGAAGTGAAAGCATATGTTACTAGTACATGCTTTCCTGCGTCTCCATTGCCGTCTGAATGAAGGTGTGAGCCATCAGATTTTTCTGAGCAGCCCACATTTCCTACCTTTCAGCCAGCATACAACCAGGAGGCTGGATCACTTCGGTCTTCGTTCGTTGGACGTAGTCAACGGCGCCAATGGTGCCGTTCACGACCAAACGAGCAATAGTGAAGACTTGACGAGTAACTTGCTTACTGGGGTCAGCCGGAGTGCGAATTTCTGCACTAATCGTCCGGTAACCGCCAACAGTTCCTTGCGAAACGTCGGCCCAGCGAGCAACACCCTCCTTAATGCCGAGAACCTGGTAATTCACCGGGGACGCAGCCTTGTTGTTGAGGGTAAGGGTAGCCATAGCAGGCATGTTTAACTCCTAGAAGGGAAGTA